AAACCGATGAGCTTTACGCTAGTCAACAGACTACTCGTCCTTTTTATGTGAAGCGCCAAAATAAAATGATATAACTGCACTTGCTAATCCACCTAAGTAACCTAATACAAGGTTAATTAAAGCTTCACTATTCTGTTCAGGCGGTTGTATTGTTACTAAAAATATATAACCCATAAAGCCACCCAAAGTGATGAACCCCAAGATTTTTGATGTCCAGTCACCTGAAAAAGCACTACGGGCATTTTGTATATCTTGTGTTTGTAATTTATATATATCTACATCCAATTCTTTCATTTTTACTTCAAACTCTTTCTCTGCTTTTTTAAGTTCTAGTAACTGTTCAGGTGTAGCGTTCTGCATAGCCTGTGCTATGGATTTAGGTTCTGCTTTACAACCTAGAACACTAGCAATCATGTTGGCAGCTGCTCCCCCTAAAGGGCCACCTACTGCCTGTCCTAATGTTGGTGCTACAGTTGCTAAAGTATTTTTTAATATATCTAACATAATCCTATTTCCTTTCTATCCATTCCTAATGGTTTATCTGTTAAACATTTTAGCATATCTTTGGGTATGTGAGCATATGGTTCATTATCGTCTTCGTAGGTTGGTTCTTCACATATATTCATACGTATATCATAAATGTAGTCAGGGTCCCATTCATGATAATACAGACCGTCAGTCATAGCATAAACAATTATGAAGGGTACACCGGTAGCTTGTGCATAAGCAGCACCCTTCATAAGTTTTGCAACTGATAAAATGAAAGTATCGTATTTTTCGTAACCAAACGTTCGGCATTTGACCTCACACCAATAACACACATTTTTAGATTCTATCCAATAATCTAAACCATACATGGTAGGTAGTTTGTGACATGTAACATCCCAAGCCCCCTCTAAAAATCCTGCTACACGTTCCTCTCTTTTCTGATCGTCTATAGTTTCAAAGCTTGGTTTCTTCATAATTAATCCTCATAGTAAGTTGGGTCGACAGCCACTAATCTTTTAGTTGGTCTGCCTTTACCGCCTATTTTTATATCCATTTCTTGCACTTCACCTGCGTTTTTAAGTCTTTCAATAATTTCTTTTACTTCGTAAGATTTCATTGATCTAAAAAGCTCACCCCTGTCCACTTCTCTTTTTGAGATACCTGTATCGCCACGTGATCTTATAAATGACAATACTTGTTTTATTTTTGATTCTATAGCTGAAGAAGCTACTTTGTCCCGACAGGCTTCTATAAATAACAAATCATAATAACGAACATAATCTATACACCACTGCGTAACGTGGGCAGGTATTTCTTTACAGTCTGCGTTATCTGCTAATCCACATACTAAAGACAATCTCATAGCTTTTTCTCTAGTACGAGAAAGCAAAGGTTCAAGATTATCTTTTTCCAACACTTCCTGTCTTTTTACTATTTCTTGTGCAAATTCATTTAATAGTTGCTCGCTATCTTGTGAGAAAGGTATCACTTGCGGTTTCAAATCTAACTCTGCGTTGTTCAATTCTATACCTGCAAACTCAGACCTTGATCTTCTAATCCAGTTTACCCAGTTAACAATTTTTAATGGAGCACTTTTGAATTTTTTTAATCGTTGTACTTTCCTTGGTTCTTTAGACTCAACCACTAAAAACCTATTCAAAAAACCGTCAGCAATTCGCCCTGAGTTTAGAGCCTTGTAAAAGTTTTGGGGCACAGACAAACCTACTAAGGTGATAGCGGGTTTATGTGTTACACGGTTCATAGCTTGATCTTTATATTGGTCAGGCACACTCATGAGAGAGTAATTATCAGGTCTGAGTGTGCCGTGACACCTACCCCAAGCTTCCATTAATGTTTGTATACCGTCTTCTCTGTTAGTGTTTTGTTGGGCTCCTATGGTTTCCAGTCTTTTGCCAAACTCATCCATAATAGTTATTTGTGTAGGCCTGTATCTTAGAATTGAGTGCACAGCACCCGACGAGGTATAACCATCTCCTACGATTAAACTAGAGTGCTCTGACATATTTAAAACGTTTTCGACAAAAGATTTAATATTTTCTTTCCCCTGCCCGGATTTAGCTATACCCATAAAATACAAAGAAGAAAAATTATTTGTGTTTGTTCTATACAAGCGACCACAAGTTACACTACACAAAGCCAAAGCTCCAACAATAGAAAGCTCTGGTTGTGAAACTTGTGCTATATCCTCGCAAAAATCGTACATTTCTTTTAATATGCCTGGCGGTTCGAATAAGTGTTTCGGTGGAGTTATTTTTTCTATAGTGTTAGTAAAAAGTGGTGCTTTTTGATTTTTTCTATCGTGTGTTTTTTTTACATTATCTACTACAGAATTTATTTCTCCTTGTGGCAAAGGTGGTTGGTTCTGTGTATTCCAAGATTGCATAAAAAATTTAGCAAACTCTATATTAAGATTTTTTGATATTAAATAGCCTGCAAGTCTAGCCGCTTGATCATTCCTCGATCCCTCGTTAACACCATCTAAGGAGAAAGGTGCTGTAACCATTTGTCCATTGTTGTTTTTACCGTTGCCTGTTATTTGCACCCATTCTTTTTCTGTAAAATCAGGCAAATCGTCAAAATCATGTAAATCCCATTCAGTAATTATTTTTGGATTGTATGTGTTACCGTTAGCGTGTTTATTATATGGTGCAATAATTAACCCACCATCACCCCTAATATCTATTAATCTTTCTATTGGTGTGTCGTTTGTTCTTTTAGTAGCAAAAGTAGTGAAGTTTTCAGGATTATTGTAGTAATAATGCATACCCTTACCGGTTGTAACTTTATAGGGCGTAGGTGGTAAATTTTTTTCAACCCAACCCATAGCTTCAGGTGTGTCGGCATCAACTACAATAAATTGACCGCAGATCAAGGCTACAACCAAATCATCACGATCTTTAAACCATTGTTCTACAGTTTCTCTTTTAGGTCTTTCGGTTTTGTATTGATGCCAACCACCCAAAAAACTTGGCGGTTTTTTTGATTTTCTAAGCAAAGGCACAACAGATAAACCCTCGTCATAATATGCAAGGGCTAAATCTATTGGCTTATCTTCTGCCGATAAATTTAAGTTGAACACTCAGCAATTATATCGTCGAGATTACCATAAATGGATTCGAAATCTACCTTACCTTCGGCAGCTCGTATAATTGCTTTAGCTTGATCTATAGATGGTTGCCTGTGACCGTATCGCCAGGCTTTGACTGAATGTATAGAACAATTAAATAACTCAGTACATCTTTCCATACCTTGAAATTCAATATATTCTTTTAGTGTATATCTTTTCACTTCTCTCTCCTTATATTGTGGTTGTATATTTTTTTTATCTAATAATTTCAAATACTTTGTTGATAAAACTTTATTCCTATAATAATAGTTTGCTAACCAAATTAAATTATCTTTCATTACAAATTGAAACTCTTAGTTTTACAAATTGTATTTCATGTTGTAGTATATTGTCAAATATTATTAACTATGAGGAGATTTTATGTCTTTTAAAGATAGAATAGTTAGCCCTGATACTTTGGTCAAAGAACAAGGTGTTAAGGTTCTCGTTTATGGAGCAGCAGGTGCTGGTAAAACAACGCTTTGCGGTACAGCTCCAGGTAAAAAACTGATGATAGATATGGAATCTGGTCTTTTATCTGTAAAAGATCAGAAAGATATAGATGTCATTCAGGTTAAAGAAGCTCAAGAAATTATTGAGATATGTGAAGCTTTAAAAAATAAGGAATTAGTTTACGATACTGTATGCTTAGATTCTATTTCAGAAATGTCAGAGATATTACTGAACTTTGAAAAAGCTAGACATAAAGACCCAAGAATGGCATATGGTAACGTACAAGAAACTTGCACAAATGTCATGAGGGCATACAGGGATTTGCACATGCATGTGGTCTTTGTATCAAAAATGGAAAGGGTGCAAACCGATCATTATAATGGTTACGAACCAAAGATGGTTGGAAGTAAATTGGGACAATCTATTACCTACTTTTTTGATGAAGTCTTAGCGCTTCGTGTTATTGAAGAACAAGATGATGATGGAACATTGGTAAGAAATAGATGGTTACAAACTGACGTTGGTCAAGGCTATACAGCCAAAGACCGATCAGGTAAATTAGATGGCTTTGAGGAGCCAAACTTAACTAGCATAATTACTAAGCTAGGATTTAATGCTCAAACTATAGGAGGAAAAAATGAGTGATTTTGATGGTGTTGAGTGGTTAGAAAATATTACTAAACCACCAGTAGCAGAAAGTAAAGAAATAGCACCTGTGGGTGTAAATAGTGCAAGAATTATCACAGCAGAGAAATATAAATCTGCTGCGGGTAATTGGACGGTAAGGGTCGTTTACGAAATGAACGAAGGCAAAAACAGAGATCACATAGAGTTTTATAGCTTATGGTCTCCTAATGAAAATGTGAAACGTATTTCTAATGAAATGTTCACACAACTTTCAAAAGCGACAGGTTTTAAGTCTTTTCCAGCTAGTGCGAGTGAACTTGTAAATAAGACACTTGACCTAGGAATTTATCACAAAGAAGAGACCTGGACTAATAATGAGGGAGAAGAGGTAGTTTCCAATAAAACTAAGATTGGAGAGTATTTAAGTGCAGTTAGTCCAGTAGCGCCTGTGACGGATAAGGCTAAATCTCCTCCTAAACTATAACTGTCGTTTTTAAGGGGCTTAGGCCCCTTTTTTTTTATCCTGAATTAGTCTAGTATGGTTTCACCATTCATGTTATCTCCGAGTGGTTTATAGTGTATATAATATAAAAGGGAGCCTTTCGGCTCCCTATCTTACGAGATTCAAATGAAATTAAATACTATTGTTTGTATATTCTAACAATATCTCCAAACTATGTATAGCTTTCTTGATATCCTCAGCACCATTTTTAAATCTGTTTCTGGTGATGTAACTGATAGCTTCAGACTCTAAATTATTTAACTTATTTTTATAACAATATTCAGCAGGCTGTATGGCCAGTTTTTTGTAATGGTCGCCACCTACTTGTCTTTTAGAAGCCTTATCATCTATCTGCCTATCCCATTCTTGATCTGTTAAATTATCTTGGTAATCTTCAGGTTTTATTTTATCTATACTCATAATTCTATCTCCACTAATTCAGGTGTATTATACACGGTTGGCAGATTCCGACCTTGTGTCACAGATTTATATTCGCCTAATAATCTATCTAGCTCTAACCAACCTGCTTCCATATCTGCATGTTTCATCTTAAAAACTTTAGAAGCATACGGATGTTTTTTCTCTTGTGCTACAAATAAAAAGTCAGCTACTTTGAAACCTGCTTTTTCAAAAGCTCTTTTATACCAAGAGGCCTGTAACTCATATTGATATTTTTTTACTGACCCTACAAAGGCTGATGGTTTAACCGATTGAGTTGTTTTGTAATCTACTAAAATAATAGTTTTGTTATCATAAGTTCCCGACAAAGGATAACGCAACATATCTGATTTTACTTTACAAAGCAGATCGCCTTCCCACCAAAACAAAGCTACTTCTGCTGGTCTAGTAAAGACACCAGGATAGTCTGTTTCAGTAGGGTTCAAAGCACAATCACCATAAATACCTAAATTGTTTTTCATCTTATAGATAGCTTCTCTATCAGTAGCACTAATGACGGTCAAACCTCTTGCTTCATAATCTTGTTTTAATTGTTTATTAGCCTGGGTATAAGGTGAGCCTGATAAACATGCTATTTCCTTATTAAATACTGATTCACCCTCAACTATTAAAGCGTGAGCCGCAGACCCAAACCGTAAGGCATGAGAATCTTCCATCTCTTCTTGCAAAGCATGGACTTGTGATTGACCGAATCTTCTTATGACTGAAGATGAAATGCCCGGACTATTGTGATAAACATTGTTAGGCATATCAGGGAAGTAATAAGTATCCCCTAATATAACGTGTTCGTGTTCTGCTAATATTTCTGGTAACTGATTCATGCTGTTCTCCTTACATTTTTAGCCCAAGTAGCAGCAGGTTTGACTATTTCTTCGTATTCATAACCAAACTGTTTAAATAATTTTACTACTTTGGGAAATCCAAATCTTCTATCTACTTTGATAACATCACCGACAGCTAAGTTTTTAACTTGATCATGGTAATCTTTAGGCATTCTTATCTTCTCCTTTTTCTATTCTATTAAACATATCATCAATATGTTTTCTTTCTTCTACGGGTAACGTGTTAATAACACGTATAAGGTCGAGGACAGCAGAAGTTGCATGATGCATTGACTGCTCCCATTCTTCAATCGGCGACAGATTATTAAAGTCTGTTTGAGCTTTATTGTGTATATTTTTCATAGTATTGACATTATAACCATAATAGGTATATCATGTCTACTATTAGTAATGAATAGGAGAAAAAATGTCTAGATTGTGGAGAGCATATTACGACGAAATTCTAGAGGATGCAAAACTACATGACGCTTTAGAAGAGGCCTTTGATATGGGATATGAAAGTCATGAAGAATTAGTCGGTAATTATGAAGTATGTCATCTCAAGCATAAAGGGTGTGTTAGTAAAGCCCCTGCTAGAGAAGTAGATATACTTCGCACTGAATATGACTTTGATTAGTTGTATCAGCCTTGTCGTGTGCCTTGATTATTCTCCTTAAGGTAGAAGGTAACAGAGCGACCTAGCGACGAAACGCTCTGCTTAATTAGGAGATTAATAATGATAGGAATAAATTTAGAGTTTGAAAAGAATATACCTTTTCCGTTGGGTAAACCAATACTCAAAGATAGACCAGCAACAGCTAAGGACCTTATATGTTTGTGGGTAGAAAACGAAGGGGAGGTCGGCGACAGCTTTAAGATTCAAGGTTACAAACTAAAAACAAATGTTTGCGGACATTTCGTTTATAAGACTAGTGAAAAAGGTTATCGTTTTCGTTTAAGTTATAGAACTTTAGACAAAGCTAAAGAAATATATCGTGTATGGATCACAGAAAAATATCGTGTTGATAAACTTCCAGATGGCAAATGGGATTACACAGGTACTCGGCATGAACATAAAAGAATAGCAACTTCTAATTGGGAGAATGAGATATTGTGAAAGAATTTCTAATAATGCTTGAAGGTTTACGCAAAGATATTTGCAAATTATTTGGTAAATAAATGACGGGTTTATTATTGTCAGACTTTTGTCATAGAGTGCGTGACGTGGGAAACATTGATAAACAAAGGGCTAAGGTATTTTTGCATTTTTTTCATTTTTGTCATAGAACTAGAGAGTAATATACTTATAAATATACAAAGAACTTGACACTATAAGTCGGGTTCGCTAAGATCGGATGTTATACATATATTAGATATGTAGGGATCACTACATCTAAAGGGCTAGATATAGCCCCTCTACTTTACAATTACAGATAGTATCATCTAGAATATTTAGGCATGAGCAAAGTACAGTCGGGCTTTGAGCCTTTGTTGGATCAAGCAGAAGACCCAGCCATAGAGTTTTTTAACTTATCTAATAAACTAAATCGTATGCAACGTGTGTTTGTTTGGCAGGTGGTCAACAATCCCCAGATGTCTTATGTGGAATGTGCCAGGAAGTCGGGGTACAAAGACGCTAGACAATCGGCCTATAAGTTATTGAAACACCCAGAAGTTAAGAAAGAAATCAATTATTTGATGGGTGAGGTACGCAAGAAATATGAGTTAAATCAAGAACGAGCGGTTAAAGATTTGTATGATATTCGGGACAAAGCCTTAGAGTCGGGGTCTTTCAACGCTGCAATCGCTGCTCAAAAT